CGTTCATAAACGGAGTGTCCATTGGACTAATATTATATATAATGTTACTTAGGTCTTCCCTGATGCCAATGGCACCATAGGTTTCCCTAGTATTTGCAGGAACTGTCATAATGCAGTCCTCCTTAGTTAAATGTCTATAAAATCTTCTAAAAGTGCAGATGCATCATCGATGCGACCTGTCCCTTGAAGACGCTTCATTTGAGCAGTACGTTTTTGTTTTTTGTTGTCATCTTTAGTAGAACCCTTTCCCGCCCGGACTAATCTAGGTTTATTCTTTAACTTCTTTTTGCCTATATCAGAAGACTGCAAATTATCAAATTGCATGGCTTTATGTAAGACAATTAATGACCTGTGGTCTACCAGGCTGCTTAATTCCTCTTCGTTGAATCCCTGCGTAGAGGCGTATTCACGTATAGAAGCGGATATGTTTGCTTGCGTTTCTGGAGTTGACCATTCAGGCATTTTTTCGGTTAAAGCTTGATGCTCTTCCCTTAATGTCTGGGCTTGTAAAACATTGTTCTCTTGTTGCGCTTTTTCCATAGCACGTTGTTGGTCACCGTGCATTTGCTGTATCCTGTCTTGGATAGTCCTAATCTCCTCCCTTTTCGTTACATACTGAACGGGATCGGAGACTTTCAACTCTTCCCAGTTGATATTAGCAAAGGAATTGATTGCCCCTTTAGAATTGTTTATAATGTTCTCTAAATTACCAATGTACTGCTGTCGCTCTTCCCGAATCGTCTGCACCTGTGCTTCGTACGACGCTGTTGCTTCGTCAAAGCCTTTACGTTGTTCGGATAAAGCTTGAGTTTTCTTTGTATAATCTGATTGCCGAGAATACCCCTTTACGAGTTCTCCGAGGGTAACTTCATGCTCTTCGCCATCTATGCGAACAGCGTAAAGTGCCTCATCGTCATCGCTCTCTTCGTCAGACTCTTCCGACTCGTCCTCTTCAGATTCCTCTTCCAATTCCTCGTCTTCAGAAACCTCATCCAATGATTCGTCTTGAGTTTCCTCTATAGACTCTTCTTCGTCAGAAGGCTGCTCTTCTTCGCTTTTAGGTTCTTCCTCTTCGGAGCCTAGTAAACCAAGAATTGCGTTACGAGCTGCGTCAATACTTTCTTCGGCAGCTATTGGGCCTTGCGGCACGGACGGGGCAGTTTGCGTATCCGCCATTTTAATTTCTCCTTAGATGTATGGGTTTTGCTTCTCCATTATCTTAGCCATGTGTCCAGTTTCTACTATGGACTTTATATGGCCTTCAATATTGTGAAGCAGTCGCAAAGCCAGCCAGATAGATTCTCGCTGGTTTACATCATCAACGCCGGACCCTGTCCAGCGGTCTAATAATTCGATACCTAATGTGTCAAAAGCCTCTCTAAATAATTGGTTGTTAAGTAAGCTTTTAGCTTCCTCTTCTCTGCTCATGTGTCTCCTATTGCTACTGCACGTTTCTGTTCGCGCTCAAGTTGAAGTTCTGCCATTTTTAGCTGCGCATCCACAGCATCCGAAGCAGCTACCTGTTCTATTTTCATCTGTTTAATTTGAACATCGGCTGCTTTTATGTCTAACTCTTGTTTCTTTAACTGCAATTCCATTTCAGCCATCTGCTGCTCTGGGGAAGGCCCTTCCTGTTCTTGGGGTTGTTTAGAAGGATCTGTGAGAAAGTCATCGACGTTTTGAAAGCCCATATTCTTCACTACAGCGGCCCCAATGTTGTACATATTCTGTACACTGACAATGGGCAAACCTCCTTTCATCGCTTCCCCTGCAAACTGAAGCATTGCGCTTAAATGCGACAATTGCTGGTCTTTGTTTCCGCTGCCCAAAGCAACGGATACAGTGCAGTCCGCCTTATCATTCCAAGCGTCCGGTCTTACGCTCAACCAATCATTACGTATCATCACCACTCTTTCCTTATCCTGGTGTTTAAGCAAAAGAGCGTAAATACGCAGCATAAGAGATTTAACCCCTGTTTCGGCAAAGTTTCTAGCTATAAGCTCAACCCTGCTTTGAGACGCAGTCATAACAGCATTAACAGCCGTTGCAGTTGTATGCGAAGTAAGCGCATTCGCATCCAATCCCTGAGACATTTTAGATACTCCAGCTCTAGATTCACGAACACTATCCAAGTATTCCAGCATCTGGAAACTGTAAGGCTCTAATGGAGGGGTAACTAAAGGCGTCACAGCGTTGGGGGATTTAACACGAACAATGCCACCGGGCCGCTGTGTAAGAAGATCGTCCAGATTGGCTTGTCCTTCAAGGACTGCGTACCTACCAAAATTCTGGTTATACATATTGTCCATGAGATTCCGCATCAATGTACTCTTCATCAATTGAAGATCCATTACTAAATCAGCAACCGATAAACCAAAGAACTTATGAGGTATCTTTATAGGGGTAATGCTTACAAACGGGTAGTTGTCAACCGCTTCGTTAGCCAGCACTTTACTTCCGACGGTGCATACTTTGCGCCTCTCAGCTATGCCGTCGCCGTCATAGTCTATTTTTAAAAAGCTTTCGTGGAGCCAGTAATTATTTAGGGATTCATCGCCACCATCACCACTACCCCATCCGCCCCAATACTTGGCTGATTTATCAAACTCGTACCTAGACAATCGTTCCATCGAATATTCCTCTTCGCTGAAACCGCTGCCTAATTCTTCAGGCTCTAGGTCTTCATTTGGATACATCTCACGTAGATCAGATAGACTCTTCTGTACCCTATGACAAATAAATCGAGCATCGTCTATGGATTTCGATTCTCTTGATATAAGAAACTCATCAGGCGGGACATTCTCTACTTTTACTTTTCCACCAGTGTTTGTTCTTAGGATTACTACGTCGTGTAATCCGGTTTCTTCGTAAGCAGTATGCTCCACCACTTCCACCTCTGGATTCTGTAGTAGAACCTGAAGCTCCATCTCTCCAAGATCGTGGTACTCCTCTCGTTGAGACTCCCCGTATTCTTCCCACCATACTTTTACTATCCCGTTTTTTTGCATTAAAGCGTCAGTAAACCACGAATAAAGTATTTCCCATCCATCGTTGTCTTTTGCAAATACGTAATTAACGTAATCAGTGGCTTGTTTAGCCATTTCAACATCTTCTGGACCGTGAGGGCTGAACTTAACCATCTCATCACCAGAGGCGAAAATACGCATTAGGGATGGCTTTATCCACTCTATGGTGTCTTGAACAGTTGAGTCTACATATTGGCTTCGTCCTTCCACCTCATTTCCAAAAGGAAGTGAATAGTAGTAGTCCATAGCCATTTCACGCTGCTTTGAAATGGTGTCCCCATAGCCTAAAGAATCGGTTATTTCTCCACGTATTCTGGTTACTAGTTCTTCGTCGGATAGTTTAGCCATTAAATAATTCCATATTGCTTATACTCTAAGTCCTTTGTCCAAGTAGGGTCTTCACCAGATACGGCAAATCTTTTTGATTGGAATGCGTATCGCGTAGCACTCATTAGGTCGTCCCTTACGGGGACCACTTTGCTGTCCTTTCTGTGGTACATCCTAAACTCCTCAAACCAATCAGACAGGGTGGAAAATACTCTGAACTTACCGCTTTCCATTGACTGAACCATAGCCATGATCCCTTCCTCAACACTATTAGATCCAGAGACTTTTCCTAATGCTGGTGGATTAGTGAAGTGATCTAAAAGGAAATTACAACCTAGATTACGGTACTGAGTAGCCAAACCGGGATTACCCATAGAATCTCGTCTATTGCCATCATGGGGATAAGCAATGGGGATAAAATGAGGTCTAGATCGTATAGTTTGGGAGTGTACCGCTGGAGAGGCTTTAGACTCCCTATAACAGTCATATACATAAAATACATCCTCATCTCTATCCACAGCACACCACACTACTGCTGTTGGGTGATCCCAGCCAAAATCTATTGCTGCGATTCTAGGCCAATGACCTTCTATTGGAAATGGATCGACTATTACCTTCTCGTCCATTATCGGGAATACCAATCCAGAACCCAAGGAAGGTCTACCATAGCGCCGCATCTCTCTCTCATGCGGAGAATAACTAGACAGAATCTGCTCCATTACAACTTCTGATAGGTGGCCTTGTTTTCCCTGCATGGACCGGATGCGTTCAGACGCATCGTCCCAAGTCGCGTTAGTCAAGGACTGTCCCGGCTTTAGGTTATTAACGAAGCTTGCTACTGTCTCCGTCATGCCGGATTCAGGAGTAAACGTCATATAGACCATGCCTCTCCTGTCCAATGTCCTTGTTACAGCTTGAGAGTAAATGTCTCGACTTGGCTCCTCATCCAACCACACCACATCAACCGACCTACCTTGCCACTTCTCCTGGCCCATCTCGTAGGCTTTGAAGAATAAAGATGAGTTCCCGCCGGAAACGTGCCTTATTAAAGCAACACTCTTTGCATTCGGCACTCCAGGTTTTCTTTCCGTTTTGATTATTCTGCTTAGTGGGATAGACCCGGAACCGAATGCTTCAGGGTCATCGGGGGAACCCAATAATTCATACTGTACTATGTCTCTGGTGGTTTCATTTGAAATCCCACCAGCCCATGCTACGATAGGCTGATCGTACCTTCTACCGTTCCACCATTTCGGATACATCCCGGTTACGTGGTAGGCCATCTCAGCAGCGCCGCAGTAGGACTTTCCTATCCTGTTAGCTGCCATAAGAAGCCTCTGATTAGCCTCTAAGCCGGTTTTATGGAAGTTACCCTGGTAGGGGTAAGGGTCGTAAAAATCTAGCTTGTTAAAACGCTCTCTAAGCTTTATTTCTCTTAGATCGGTTATTATTTCTGCCAGAGCTTCCTTCGTAGCCCCCTGCATAAATTGCTCCAGCTTGTTTTTTTGCGGAAGACTTACTTGCATGGCATTTCCCTGACTTGCCCCATTTCCATCCACTTTTCCCGTTTGGTAGCTTGCATGTCTGGAAAGGCATTAGTTCAGGATATCAGGGATTTTATCAAACGTAGAAGTCCCCAATAAAGCCTCCAGCTCTTTTTTCAGTTCGTCAGTACTCTTCTCAGCTATAGAAGTTACCCTCTGTTCTATAGTGTCGGTTGGTTTTAATCCACCACGATCAAGAATGTCTTTGGCGGCTTGTAACCTAACTGCATCACTAACTGCGCTGTTCATTATGCTACGCACTACGGCTAGTGCTTCAGGCAAGCTATCCGCTACCTCTGTCTTCATCCTATTAGCAATATCATTGGCGAATTTCTTACGCATCAAAGATGCTTGAGTACGGGCTGTCTTTACAGAATATCCCGCTTTTATCGCTGCCTGAGTGCCGTTATTACCGGCACAAAATGCTTCTATGAAGGCTTCCTGTTTTTCTGTTCTCACTGCAAAAGACCTTGTCCTTGAAATCTAAGCATCATTTC